ATCAAAAGCTGCCCCAAAGTCAAAGGTTGAAGGTTGACCAGCTTCTACTGGTTTAGGTTCTCCTCCAAGCATACCTAATTGTTTATAAAAGTTTTCTTTATTTTTTAATAATTCTTTTTGTAAATCTTTTATATCCATATTATCAGGATCATTTAAAATAGCATATACGGATGTTTCATATTCAGAAACTAAATTATCTATAATAGAATTAGTTTTAGGATCAAATCCAATCCATCTATTAGTAGCATCACTAAATTTTAATCCATCTATAAAATCAGGTTGATATGATCCAGTAGGAAGTTTTAAGTCTCCTCCAGTTTGTAGTCGATTTTCTATTCCTAATCTAAAGTCATCAATACTATCATTAATTCTTTTACGATTTCTTGTGACTTGACCCATTTTAAATTTAGAAATCTCACCATATACTTGAAGTAGCTGATCTCTACTTATAAGTTTACTTCTTGGATCACCTTCAAAACTTATATTATCTAAAGCTCCTCTAGAAGCTTCTTGAATCAATCTAGCTGTAATTGCTGTATTACCAGGATTATTAGCTTTAAGTGTATTAAAATGATTAACAGTAGCTCGTAAAGCTTTACTTGTAATATCAGGAAATTTACGTTTAAGGTCTTGTTCTAATTTAACTGGGTCTTCAGTTATATGTGCTGAAGAAACCATTTCCTGCATAGCACCTTCTTCAGCTAGTTCTTCTTTTTCTTTTTGTATTCTATTTTCTCTTTTAGTGTCAGCATTATGTTTTGTAATTAATGCACTTTCAGCTTGTCTTTGAGCTGTTCTTATTTTTTCTCTTAAACCTTTAATAGAAGTAAATCTAGGTTTACCTCCTGCTCTTTTTTGATCTAAATAATCCAGAACATCAGGTTGAGGATTATCAGGATCAGTAGCTAAAAGTTCTAATTGTTGAATAATAGTTAAATCAGCTTCATCTTTAGTTAACCAAGGATTAGCTTCAAGTATTTCTTTTTGTAAATCTGTGTGCCATTGGTCAGTAAAGAATTTATCTAAAGTTAAATAAGCATTTGCAGCATCAAATTCTTTTAAATATTTTACATTATTAATTTGTTGTAAGATATTTTCTTGAACAAACTCTGCTGTATCATTTAGCTTTTGAGCTTTAATATCCTTAGCAGCAATTAAAGTAAAATCTTGTTTTAATCTATCTTTATTTTGAGTAATAGTTTCCAGTATAGATGCTTGTTGAGCATCAGAAAACTGAGCTTGATCAAAAAAAGTTTTTACTGATCCATCAATATAATCTTCAAAAGCTAATTGTTTAGCATTATGGTCTGGATAGTTTTCATCATCAGTTAAAACACCAGTACCAAAGACTTCAGCATCATCTGTAAGAATTCTAAAGAATTGATTAGTATTCTTTTTGGCTACTAAAGTATCATAAGCTAGTTCAGCTTCAGGAGCGAGTCCTCCTGGCAATTCTTTATTAACAGCAAAAGCAGTACGAGCTGTAATAATATCATTTTGTATTTGACGTTTTTCAGTAGTAGTAGCAAAAGCAGCTAAAGAAGTTGAAAGATCAGATAAACCTTTAAGTAGCTGTCGATTACGAATAGAAGTATCTACAGTCCCTGTACCAGCAACATCTGATACTCTACCTGTCTGAGTTTCAACACCAAATCTTAAATCTTTTATTCGTTCAGTTGCCATTCACTAAAACCTCGGAACTTGTTTACCTGTTTTTGGATCAAGTTCAAAACCAACTTTTTCAAAAGCTGAAATACCTAATCCTAATTGTGATAAAGCTAAACCAGTAGTATCAGGAGCAAGTGTAAAACTAGCTGATCTATTAGCAGCAACCGTAGCCCTACGCTTACTAACCATTTCTACATCAAGTCTTCTAACTCTTGTTCCATAATTAAGAGTTCTTCTAGCTCTAGCTTGAGCACCCTGCCTACTAATATTTATATTATGTGCATAAAAAGATTGACTATCTATACCTGCTTGTCCAGAAAACTGAGCCAAAGAAGAAGCTTTAGCTCTACGAGCTTCCATAGCTATATCTCTTAGATCAAATCCTAAAGCTTTAGCTTCTAGTGCTTTTTGTTCACTTATTAATTGTTCATTAATTCGTAAAGTTTCATTACGTTGGTGAGCATCAAATACTCGTTTTTGATTCTGTATATAAGCATTTTGTAAATCAAAATTAAATGACTGTCTATTCTGATAGCCTTTTACAGCAAAGGCTCCTAAACTTAAAGCATCAGTAAATCCAAAAGCCATTATATTAACCTACAGAATTCATAAAACTTCACGTTATTAATAACTTTTTCTCCAAGTATCTTAAAGCCACACCATTTGATCCATTTAAGGTGTACTTCATTTCTTGAGTCAATAATATTACAGAGGTGTGGATATACACTATTCATTCCTTCTACCTCTGATCTAGATTGTTTAAGAAAAGCAGTCTTGATCTTGACAAGACCATCAGTACCTAGCATCCACACTTGACCACACTTAGCTGACAACGGGACTACACCATAGATACCTACTACTCTACCTCTATTGTCTATAATAGAACGGCAGATAGTACTATTGCCATATCCTAAAGCTAAGGCTTGATCTACTTTATGTCCTAATGCCTCAACCTCACGTCTATCTTCATATCTAAGATGTAATGAAAGACAAGTTAAATCATCTAACTGTGATTCTCTATGGTACGGCTTCACTACCTTCTCCCTACTGTCCTCACTACATAGTTACCTTCCCAATCTGCACCAGTAATAGCCATAGGAAGATATGAGTTAGACACTACTTCTAGTTTTAAACCTCTAGCATCAGCTAGTATTAACTTTTTAAAATTACCAGTTTCAAATGGTATAGTACCTATGGTATTCAAAGCTGACCCTAGTATTCTACCAGTAAACTTATGGGTAAACGCATCTCTACCAGGAGCTGTGACTCTGAATTCAAAGTAACCAGTTTTAAAGTAGTCAATATTAAACTTACGAATCTTTAGTACACCACCAGATAAAGAACTGAGTCTTCCTTGTACTTCTGTCTTAATAGTAGGCTCAGTAAACTCATACAAGAACTGATATTCCTTACCTACAAAAGCAGGGTGATCTGAATAATCTCCAGTAGCAGTTACTGTAGTAGGAGTAGTTTGAGTTAATCCTTGTACTTGTGCTCCTTCTCTACCTTCCCAAGCTGGCCCTAAGACTACTCTAAAGGTTGATCCAAAGTCATCTGGATAAGGCAAAGTCCAACTAGTAGTATCAGCACCAGAATTATATACTCCAGTAAGTTCTACAGACCTATCTAATAGTACCTTAAAACTTAATTGAGTTGAACTCTCAGTTAAATCTGTAAGGTTGGCATCTTGTAAAGACATCTTGTCTAGATAAGTACCATCAGGTCTAACAATAACAAAGTAAGCTATATGATCCATTACGGTCATACCTATTACTTTTTCTTCATCTTTAAACTTCCACTTAGACCAAGAGCTTAGTTTCTTCTGTCCTTCTTGAAAGAGAAACTTATATAAGAATACTTCATTTAAGTTCTCATCAGACAGTATAAACATAAAGTCATCATGGGGTATAATCTCAAAGCCTTTACCTTTGATATAACTAGGTACATGAGACGTAATGTTTTCTGCTGTTTCTTCTTGTAAATCTTCTACTATACCAAATTCTCTAAGTATAGAAAAACCATCATTCTCATCAGAGAAGTAAACTTTCCTACCGTTAACTACAGGCTGTACTAGTTTGTCATGTTCATACTCAGTAAGTAAAGAGAGCTTGGCATTAGTAGGAGTAAGCCCACCAGCTGCAAACTCAGTTAACTTAAACTGCCCAAAGTCACTAAAGATTACTAGGTCTTCATTAAATGGTACAGCATTATGTAGAATACTAACTTTATTAGTAGGAGCTGCTAGATCAATCATGTCTGTATCTAATAGATCAGTAGCCGTAGTAGCATAGAAATTGAAATGTTCACCTAACTCAGACAAGATAATGTTTTCATTTGCTAGAAACCCTAGTCTGTTCTTGTGGAAGAACATATCATTAAGGGTCTCACCTACAAAAGAAGGATCAGGGGCTGTTACTTCATCTCCTGCTAGTCTTTCTGTCCATGTGATAGTAGATAAAGAGAATACAGTTTCACCATAGTCAGCACTAAAAGCATCATCCCAAGGGTCTTCTGAAGTTCTAACCAACTGTAGAGGCATGGTAGTACCATCTAAGCTATTAGCCAATCCTGGTTCTACAGTCTCTACCCATTCACCTACGTCTTCATCAGCTTGGTTATTATGTTTAATCCAGTAATCATCAGTTCCTGAACTAGGGTCTCCTGTAATCTTAATGGTAAAGCCATCTTTAGTTCTAGCAGGAAGGTCTGTAAAGTCTACTACACTATCTTTAATAGCTACCATGTTAGCAGCAGGAGCTTCTGCATGGAGTGTAAAGTCTGCTCCATCTGATCTGGTTACATGAACATTACTACTACCAAACTTAGTAACAGTAAATCCAGAGACACTACTCATAGCTGTAGCTACATTTGTAACTAAAGTATCAGCATCATTAGAATTACTAATAGAACCTACTGAAACTCCATTTAAGAACACTTTAAATGTTGTAGCATTACTAGCTTGTTTTACAAATACAATACCTTCAGGGTTTCTTGTGGAACTTACAGTAGAACTCTTAGCTACTGTCTTACTCTTGTTTAATAAAAAAGTATAATCAGCTACCGTGAATAACCTTAGGTTATCTCTTGCATCATTGGTAGTAATATATGTAAGTGCATCTCCTGTATCACCACTTATACTCTGTGAGTTACCACTTAAATCTGTTAGTTCTATCTGTGTCCCAGTAAAGTCACTAGAAAATGCAGCATCAAACTGATCTGAAGCTAGTACCAGTACAAATCTTTCAGTATTACTTCGGTCTATAAAATGTACTTTAGCATCTGTATCTGTCTTGTTAGTTATCTTAGCAACGTGTTCTAATGGAGGTCTCTTTTTAAGACCTTCAGCAATAGTAACCATGCCATTCTCTTGTACTTCACATTGAGAAGCAAGTCTTAAACTAGGTGGTTGCTGTGAAACTCCATTGATTAGATTGCTTATTTGTTCTGTAATTAAGGGCATCTACCATAATTTCCGGTGAAGCTGAGTCGTATTTAACATATCTAATGTCCCATAAGCTACGTTTAATCCTGATCGTTCTGCATCATCATCTAATAGATCAGCATAAGCTTCTGCTTCTTCTTGTCTGTTTACAGTTTCAGCTGAGACTTGTCCTATAATTTCTTCTTGGAAAATCCTAGCAGCTCTAGTAGTTACATACTGTCTAAAAGTATTAGGTGTATCAACAAAGTCTAGTAAAGTAATAGTAACAGCATTGTTTAAATTCTTAGTCCAAGTAAAAGTATTGTTATCTAAATCATAAGCATACATATTACCAGACCTACCCCTAATGGTCATTAGCTGTCCTGGTTGATACACAGAAAGAATAGACTCACTAAGTGGAATCCTATTGTCACTATCCCTAGTTAACACTACATCCCACTCTGTATTAAAATGCCATCCCTTTTGTTGAGCTGCTCTGTTTACATTAGAAAGTAAATTCTTTGCTTGAGTTACTTCTACTGTAGTAGCTGTTTCCAAACTAGATACAGCAGCTTCACCTATAGCAGCTAGAAGTATATTAACAGCTTCTAATTCTGTTACAGGTGTTAAGGAAATAAAAGCCATTTTAAGTCACCATGCTGTGAGCTGTAAGTTGACACATACGACAAGTAATATTATCCGTTGAATCTACATTACCAATAAATACACTTAGGTAATCATTAGTTGCCATTGAAGCAAATCCTGAGACTGCTATAGGTACAGAGTTAACAGTTACAGAAGGAGTAAAACCACCCATTTTAGCCCCAGTAACTATTGTTCCATTTTTAGCTACTGCCATTACTACTTCCTTACTAACAATAGAAGTATCAATTTCAATCATAACACTACAATCAAACTTAACATTTGTTGTAGGTGTACCTGTATATCTTAAACGTCCATCTGCGTTCATATCAAATTCATTAGCAGTAGGAGCTGTACTTAAAGTAAACGTACCAGCTGTCGTTACTTCAACCATGTTAGTTAAAGAAGAAGGAGTTACGTTTGCTTGTCCTGAAATCGTTGTTGATCCAGCTGTGCTTAAATAGATACTTCCATGTTTAACTTGACAGGTCTCAACAAGATCACGCAAGTCCTGAGGTGTAATAGAACCAGCTGCTTGACCATCTTGAAACAAGTTAGTAACTAGAGCACTTACGGTTCTACTTGTATCAGTCATTGTTTCCTCAAATAAAAAACAAGGAGCCTAAGTTACCCTAGGCTCCTCTTAGATTAACTCTCAGTAACAGTAGTTCCACTACCACTACCTTGAACCATAATATTAAATCCACCAGTAACAGCAGTCGATCCACTCGCAGATTTAGCAGCCAAACGTACAATAGCTTTAGCTGGTATAACAAAAGGTACACCACCAGGAAATTCAAAATATCCTGGCACTACTTGAGAAGTTGTAGCAATGTCATTGTCTGGTTCAGACACATACATTTCCGCTACAGTATCCCAAGTTTCTGAACTAGCTGCGCCTTGAAACCCATGTCGAGCAATCTGGAGAGCAAAGTAAGCTCCACCAGCAGACGTAGCTACAGCAGTTACGTTCCCCCAAAAGCCATGAACATATCCCGTATGTCCAGCTGGTACTTTCCACCAGCAGTTATGAATACCGTAGTCTCCTGCTTCTATGAGACCCCAGTTATTTCCAGCAGCATCATTGGAGAAAGTTAGCGTACCAGCAGCAGCCAAACCAGAGCCAGCAGCTGTGATGTACGCTTCGTTAACAAAAGTCCAAGTGGTATCACCTTGCTCAACAATACCTGTGCCATTCAAAGTCATGTCAGCTTCTTTAATATTAAAAGAAGTATCCAATCCTTTGACCTTTACAGTCTGAGCACCAGTTCCAGCAGGAGAGCCATCGTCAGCAGCATCACCACCGACAACTTCAATACCATCTCCAGCTGTACCTAGCTGAGTGATATCAGCATTGAGATTAGTAACCAACTCATAAGATGTACCAACGGTAGCGTTGTCAGCATACACCGTATGCAATGATACATTGGTAACTGTTTGAGCAGCGACCGCTAAAGGATCAGCTACAGCAGCAATATCAACCATAATCTGTCTCCTTTAATTTATGAGGTTTTAAATTCAACACAACCTTCAGGACGGATAAATCCGTGACCCATTGCATACTTAGCTACAATGATCCAGCCCTGATTCTTAATGCTGTATTCAGTTTCTACTGCAAGGTTCAACAACTTAACAGTAGCTACAGATGACTTGTGCATAACGAGTGCTTTAGTCGTACTGAAGTTACCATCATGTGTCGTGACTTGAGAAGAACTAATATTAGTAATAGGTAGGTTATTAGTCTTCACAATGTGAATACCAGCTACCTTCATTACTTCACCTTCTGCATAGACTCCACGTCCACCCCAATCACGATTGATCAAGTCAGTAGTCTCAGCCATGAGATAATACTGAGCAGGTCTTACATACATATACCTATCATTCTCAGGTACATTATTTTCATCCAGTTGTTCAGCAGCATCAAATAAACCACCACCTAATGTAGCACCAGATGTACCATAAGAAGAGTTAGTAAGTACAGAACCACCATTACCACCACTAACCAACGTAGCGGAACGTGCTCCTAGTACTCCTTGTTGTAATACATTTTGATCCA